GGGCGACGGGAACGCCGGTCAACATCACTTTTGGTGAACCGGAAAAGAACGTGCTGTATCGGCTCAATTGTATCGCCTACACGTCAGGAACGATCAATTATCGAATCAGTCAGACCGGCGGCGCGGCGGAATCGCTCGCCATCGGTCCTCTGAGTCAGGGATAAAGGAACAGCACATGGTCGCAGCAACCGGACAAATCCTGACTTCGCCAGTCGTAAGCCCTCCGGGGCAGGTCGCGGGTTCGATTCCGTACAATGCCGGTCCACAGGTCACTGCGATTCCTGTGGACGGTGGAACCTTTGTGGCGAATGGAGCGTCGGCGGTCACTGTCGCGAACATAAACCTGACCGCGAATTCCATCATCCTCGTCACGCTCAAGACAGTCGGCGGCACTGTCGGTGCGCTGCCCGTTCCGCAAACTGTCACACCTGGAACCGGCTTCACCATCGCCGGCACCTCGGGCGACACATCAACATACAATTACATCATCTTGGGATGATGCCGGACCAAGGAGAATGAAATGATTACGTCCCCACAAGGTGCAGAGCGCGTCCAGGTTCTCACGGGCGGCCCGCAGCACGAGACCATGGCGGTTGCGCAGTTCCGCGATGCCGCCGGCTACTCCAAACAAAGTCCACTGCCGCCGAGGAAGGTCACACTTCCTGGCGTGGTGAAGCTCGCTGGTACGACCGTCGCTATCGAAACGACCGGAATCATCAACGGCAATCAGATCAGCGGCCTCGGCAATACCGATGGGCTGGTCAATGCCGTGGTGGTTGCGGATGGTCTGCCGGAAGGAACTACGGTTCTTTCCATCGCGCGTCCTGCGTTGCCGGGGCTTCCGGGCGCGGTGGTGTTGTCGAATCCACGTTCGGCGGTCGGAGCGACGGGATTGGCACAGCCAGTCACTTTCACTTTGACCGTGGAGCGCAGTTCGATTTCCGGTTTGACCGCAACGGATGGATTGGATGGTGCAGCCGTCTCCGGTTCTGGAATTCCGGACGGGACGACGGTGAGTACGGTCAATCGTGCGGCGGTTGCTCCGACCAATACCCAGCAGGGCACGCCCGGCGAGGTTTTGATCTTGTTGCCGCCCCCGCCGCCCCCGCCGCCGGCTCCTACGCCTGTTGCGGCGCCGCCTGCCGCAGCGCCGGCAATGGGTGCGCCTGCACCTGCTCCGACTGTCGCGGCGGCTCCCGCTCCGACTGTTGCGCCCCCGCCAGTCGCTGCTGTCCTCACGCCGGTTGACGTGACGTTCGACATTCCCGTGGCGCCGATTGTGGTTCCGGACGGCGTATCGCGACTGATCTTGTCGCCCACTGAGGCGTTGCCGGCACTGACTGTGACGACGCCGCCGAAGCCGGTTGACGGACAAGAATTGTTCATCTTCTGCACCAAGGAAGTCGGCGCGTTGACTGTCCTTGCCAACGTCGGGCAGTCCATCAATCTGGTCGATGCCGACGTGGCGCCGACGACGACGGAGCCTGTCGAAGGGGCTCCCGCTCCGGTGCCGGCCAACAAGCTGATCGCCAACGGCAGTATCGGGTTCCTCTATTCCGCTCCCAACGCGACGTGGGACCGAATCGAATAGTCGCAAAACTCAACAGAGTTTCAAGGAGACTCAGATGAAAAAGACTTGGCTTTACGGTGCGGTTGGTCTCCTGGCCTTGGGAGCGGTTGCCGCTTACTCACAGAGCGTTCCTGTCCCGCAGGTGACGCAAATCGGTGGGTCCGATTTGTTCCAGGATATCGTCGGCGGTCAGCCGCAGGCACAGAGCTACTACGCTCCGGCGCCTTTGCTCGGCAACTACTCGGCGACTCTTGCGGGCAATGGTGCTGAAAACGCCCTGATCGGCGGCGACGCAACCACCAATCTGTTCGCCTACGGCACGACGGGCTCTAGCGTCACCACGAGCGTCACCTATGGTGGTCCGAACCGCTGGGCCTATTGGTCGGGCACTTCCACTGCAATGACGGTGAGCCAGGACTCGACCGCGGGCGATATCACTGGGCCATACAAATACTTCTTCAAGATGGCGCGCACGTCGGGACAGACCGGCGTGGTCCCTGTCTGCATGATGCAGGAAATCGAAAGCGTGAACTCCTACGCTTTCGACGGCGCGACTGCGGAACTGTCGTTCTACGCGACCGCAGGTGGAAATTTCAGCGCCGCAAGTTCCACCATGAACGCCTATATCATGTACGGTACGGGCACGGACGACGGCACCAACAAATTCGCTTTTGGTCTCAACGCCGGCGGCCAAGGAACCGTGGGGGCGACCGGCCAAGTCAACTTCACCATTCCCGTCGTCATCACGGCCAGCCCGAACCGCTACGGCGTCGTGGCAAACATTCCGACGACCGCGACCGAACTTGCCGTGGCACTTTGCTTTACCCCGGTTGGGACGGCGGGGACCAATGACTACATCGCCTTCGGCGGCATTCAACTCACGCGCAACGGTGCCTTGTCGGGCGTAGCGGGTTCTACCGGAGCCGCGTTGAATACCAATGATCCGCGTATTAAGTCCTTCATGCGCCGGTCGCAGCAAATCGAAACGTCGTTGCAACAGAGATACTACTGGAATGCTGCGGAAGCCGGCACCACGGACTTTGGTTTGGGCGGTGCGGTCTCGACAACCTCCGCACGTTACTTCATCCCGAATCCGACCACTATGCGCGTGGCGCCGACTCCTACCGCGACGTTTGGTTCCATGACCACCACGGGTTCGACTGGTACGCAGATCAACCTGACAGCCTTGGCTGCAACCTCCGGTGCGACCACAGTGTACGGCATTGGTCTGTCGGGTACGGTCACTCTCGGGCTCACCATCGGCAACGCCACAATGCTGCAAAGCAATAGCGGCGTTGGTGCCGTGGGCGGAAACGCGGAACTGTAAGGGTGTCGGGGTGGAAGTTGTCTGCACAATCACGGCGTGGCTGCTGGGCTTCGGCTTGGCAGTCGCGTTCGTTCCGCAAGCCTACGCCGATGTGAATGTCGGCCGCTGGGCGGTCGCGTGGTTGTGTGTCGCGTTGCTGATTTGGATTATCCCTTCTGTTCGTTGGTCCCTTGCAGGGAGTGTGCTGCTGGTTCTGGCGCTCGTGTCATTTGCATGGGCGCCAGAACCTTTAAACGCCATCAACGGCTTCTTACAGATTGTGTTGCTCGCCGCCGCGTTCGTGGTCGGGCGCGCGATTGGCGGCCGTGATGTGTTCGAAGGCGCGGCGTGGGGAATGATCGTCAATTCCGGACTTGCGGTTTGTCAGTTTCTCGGTTGGCATCCGGTTATGGAAGTCTCGACGGCCTCTCCTGCAGGGTTGTTCGGCAATCGAGACTTCATGGCGGAAGCCGCGTTGTTGGTGATTACTCCGATGGTCTGGCAACGTCGATGGGCTATGGGCGTCGCGCTCTTGCCGGCGCTGTTGCTGCCGATGGATCGCAGCGTGGTTGTGGCTGGTGGTGCTGTCGTTGCCGTGGTGACGTGGAGGGTGAGCCGCATGGTGACCGTGACGGCACTATCGGCAGTGTTTGTCCTCGTGACGGCGGCAACTCTGTCAGTCGAGAAAAGCCGTTCGGCGATGGATCGCTATTTTCTGTGGACCGATACGATACAAGGTCTAACTGTGATGGGCCGCGGCATCGGGCAGTTCTACAATACGTTTCCGGAAGCGGCCACTCACCAACCTCTTGAGAGAATACGCAGCGATCACGCTCACAATGACTGGCTGGAATTGACCTATGAGCTTGGCATTGTGGGAATCGTTCTGGCAGGGGTTTTGTCCTTCGGAGTCCTCAGTGGTCCGACAGGCTGGGAAAAATCCGTGTTCCTCGCGCTCTGCGTCATGTCCTGTTTTGCCTTTCCGCTGCACAATCCGGCCACGGCAGTTCTTGGACTTGTCGCTGCGGGCGGCGTTTACCGTCGTCGCGATATGGAGTGCTGCGGCCTCGCTGGCAGCCCAATGGATTGTCTATTCTGCGCGTTCGAGCGAAAAGCCGATGCTTGGGATAGCAAACGCGGTCAAGCTCTATCCGATCAACCCGTTCTTTCGCGCGGCTTTGGTCGAATGGCCGATGCTCAATCCAACTCATCCCGCAGTGGCAATCGAGGGAATCAGTTTCTTCCTGCGGCACGATCTTTATTCGCCCGATGCAATACGCTTACGCATGAACTACGAGTCGCAGTTGGGTTTGCGCGAGGAAGCGCAGGCGGACGCACAGATGTTGCAGAAGATCATGCTTGCGGCTCACACTGTCTATCCGTTTGAGGAACCGTGATGCCATCGGTTAGTCAGAAGCAACACAACTTCATGGAAATGGTTGCTCATGACCCGAAGGCAGCAAAGCGAGTTGGTGTGCCACAGTCCGTAGGCAAGGAATTTGCAGAGGCCGATAAGGCCAAGAAAAAGAAAAGCCCGCTCTACACGCACCCGCGAAGTCCAAAGACCTGATGCCGCACCTGACCATCGCCGACGTAGGATCGAGAAAACCGGAAATGGCCGAGAAGAAAAAAGGCTGGATCAAAAAGGGTGCCTCAAAGCATCCGGGCCTATTTGCCAAGAAGGCCGAACGTGTCGGCATGACTACGCGCGAGTACGCGCAAAAGGAAAAGCACGCGGGCGGCACATTGGGTAAGGAAGCAAACTTCGCAATCAACGCCATGGGTGCGGCCAAGAAGTCGCCGCTTTACACACACCCCCGTTCACGGAAGGATTGAGCGATGGCCGAAAAGGAAAAAGAGGAAAAGAAAAAGGGCGGATCGGCTATGTACGATCATCCGCGCTCGCAGGCCGCGCGTGGCGAAGAAGCCTTGCACAAGAAGGAAGAAAAAAAAGAGCCGAAGGGCGAGAAGGGGCCGGCGAAGGAAACGGAGCCCGAGAAAGAAGAAGGCGAGCACGCAGCCGCCGGCCCGACAATGCACGAAAAGCATCACGCCGAACGCGAGGAAATGCACAAGCGCCATCGCACCGAACGGCGCGACATGCACGGCAACCATCGCTCCGAACACGACCAGATGCACGGGCGCCACGCCAAGGAACACGACGATATGGCTGCGCGGCAGATGGAGGAAATGCAGGCTGCCGGTGGCCCTGGCGGCCCCGCTGCGGCGCCTGCTGCCGCTCCGGGTCCGGAAGCTGCGGCACCCGCGCCGGCCGCTGGCGCGGCTCCTGCCGTCGCTGCGTGAGGGCGCTATGGCCTGGACACAGTTCGTTGACATGGAAATGGACGACGAGGATCAGCTTGACGCGCTGATGCCTCTGCCGATGCCTGACAAGCCCCGCTATCCATTCGGCCTGCGAATCTGTCTGTGCAATGCGGAATTGGAAAAGCTGAAACTCGAAGGCGATTGTGACGTAGGCGATACCATCGACCTGCGAGCGTTTGCCGAAGTCACCAGCATATCGAAGGACGGCGATAACTGCCGCGTCGAGTTGCAGATTCAGAAGATCGCGCTTGAGGACGAGAACAAGGAATGATCGCGCGGATGCTTCGCTCCTTGGCACTTGCCGCATTCGCGCTGGCGAGTGTTTGCTGTTTGCCGGCACTTGCGCAAGTGCCGGGTGGGGGTGTTGGGCAATCGGGTTCCGTGACGGCGAACGATTGCGCCGCGTGGGTTGGAAATGGGCTTATTAAGGATGCTGGCGCGGCTTGCGGTGGAGGGGGCGGTTCCGGCACAGTCACCAGCGTTACAATTGCCACGACGGGGGGCGGGTCGAACACGGGCACGTGCACGAGCACGACTGTCATTAATTGCACGCTCACTGTTCTGGAAAAGACCACGATCAGAACGACCGGCAATTACGCCACGACCGATTCTGGAACCTTGGTAGATTATAATAGTGCTAGCGATCAGACGCCGACAATCCCGACTGCGGCGAGTGCAGGCGCCGGGTTATTCTTCGATACGTGCAGCATTCAACATTCTCAGACGCTCACGCGGTCTAGCTCGGACACCATCGGTGGCGGCACGACTTTGGCGCTCGGGGCAGGGACGGCGGCAGCCCCAACCTGCGTTCGACTGACTTCTGACGGTGTGAGTAATTGGGCCATCATTTTCCTGGCGAGTGCGGGTGGAAGCGGCAACGCCCTATTCGGCACGACAACCGGCAATACTTCCGGCGATGTCGTCACGATGTCGAATACAACCGTGGGAGTGCAGGACAGTGGGACGGCGCTTTCGGCGCTGGCGCCAAAGGCCTCACCTATATTTACAGGCGTCCCTGCTGCGCCAACGGCTTCTGCCGGGGACAGCACTACGCAGATCGCTACCGATGCTTTTGTCACGACTGCAGTGGCAAACGCTGTTGCAGGTATCAATCCCGCTGTCGCGGTTCAAGTTGCCACGGTCTCGGCAGGGGATACGAGCGGCTTGACATACGCCAATGGTGCAAGCGGTATTGGGGCAACGTTTACTGGCCCGAACAACACAGCGACTACTATCGACGGCGTGACGTTCACAACTGTCGGTCAGCGGCTTCTTGTCAAGAACGATACACAGTCGCCCTCTGGGGCCTTCAACGGCATTTATAGTCTGACTGCACTACACACCGGCATCACCGGAGACATTTTCACGCGCGCACTGGATTACGACCAGCCGTCCGATATGAATAATACTGGGTCAATCCCAGTTACCAGCGGAACGGTGAACGCCTCGACCTCTTGGTTGCTTACATCCAGCATTGTTACGGTCGGCACAAGTCCGCTGACTTATGTTAAATTCTCGATTAACCCATTGGCCGGCGTCCCGTTTAATACGGGGTCAAGCACCGGCAACACAGTCACCGGGCCGTTCGCCTATTTTGTCTGCACGGCGGCTTGTACCGTCACCCCACCTGTGCCGGTAGCTGGCTATCAGTTCTGCGTTATGAACGACGATAACGTAAGTTCGATTATCACGCTCGGCGCGCTGGGATCGAGCGCGTTATATGAAAAGACCGCGCGAACTGGTTATGGCACCGCAGGAACCGGAACGCTGACCAGCGGTGGGGCTGTCGGCGACATGATCTGTATCGTCGGACGAGACAGCACGCATTATCTCAGTCCGACCTACGTTGGCACCTGGACAGCATCATGAGATCGTTACTGCGGTTGCTGCCCGCGCTGTTTCTTCTTGCTGGCATCGCGCACGCACAAATACTCGCACCAATCGTTAATTTTGGAGCGCCGCGTGGGGGCGGTGCAACCATCGGCGTTACTTTCAGCGGTGGGACGAACCCGAATAGCACGACGACGAGCACGGCGAACGTCTTTGCCTTTGCCAGTCAGCCGGTCGGAACTTCTGGGCTTGTTGTTATTGGCATTACACAAAACACATGCACGACCGCCTGCGGTATAGCGGCTGGCGGCGTCACAGTCGGAGTAACAACCGCAACACAGGGAACAAGTTGTTATACCAGTCCTTCTGTGCAAAAAGCGACTGATATTTGGTACGCCGCCGCTCCGGCAACATCACCACAAACGATTTCCGTCACAACCGCAAACGCTACAGGGCGTGTAAGCATCGCGGTCTGGAACGTCACTGGTGCTGGTGCTGCTTTTTCAACCTGTAAGAATAACTCAAACACGAGTTCCGCGACAACATCGGTCTCAAGTCTTACGGTGCCGTCTGGCGGCGCGACGATTGGCTTCGGTAGTATCCTTGGCGCCGAGACTTTTTCATCGGCCAGTAATCTGTCAACAGACGCGGCAAGCACCTCATGCTGCGGCTCGAATGTCGTCTTTGCCGGTCACAATACGTCGCTGTCTGGATCGCAAAGTTTCGGAATTACGTTTTCGGCAGCCAATCAAATAGCTGGTTCATTCGCCACATTTAGCCCGTGAGCGACCATGAAACGCGGATTTCTAACCATCGCTTTATTACTGGCTGGCCTTTACACATCCGCCATCGCGCAACAGTTTTATGTTGTTGGCACGGTGCCTGCCGCTGGCGTTAATCTCAACTTCGCCGCCACTACATCGACGGGGTGTTCATCCGTAACGTCTTGCTTGAGCATAACGCGATCGGGCAGCGAGACTTGCGAACCGCTGAACGGCACGGTTACCTATGCCAGCACAAACACGGCGTGTATCACGTCCGAGGGCTTGCAGGTCTTTCAAGGCGGAACGAACATCGTTCCGCAGTCGCAGGCGACGACGGGCTGGCAGTCCCCGAGCAACGCGACATGGGCGGCGGGATCGTCTGGTACGGCGCCGGATGGAGTGGCAGACGCGCTTGTTCTTACCGACAATTCAACCAACGGCGCCCACGCGGTCGGCTCCGCGCTCATCACCCCGTCCAGCGGCACGGTTTATACGGTCACGGCATTCGTCAAGGCGGGTGCTTGTGGCGGTGGAACCTGTACCGGCACGGAGAATGCCACAGGATCGCTCTACAATTTTCCGATCAGCGGAACCGAGGTCGGCATTCAGTTCAATGCTTCGACCTGCACCGTTCAGACGGGGTTTCACCAGCTCATAAAAGTGCTGCCGCCTAAGCCGCTGGCGAACGGCTGGTGCAAGGTCGGCTACATCGTCAAGGCCACTAGCTCGTCTCCAACGACGCTCAAGGTCGCGATGGCGGCTGGATTGGCCTCGTACAACGAGATGGCGCCGAGTTACGTCGGCACCGTATCGACGATGTTGTTCTGGGGCTTCGACATCAAGGCAGGCTCGGTCGAGCTTCCCTACGTGCCGACAGCGGGAGCAAGCGCGAGCAGCAATTCCGACGTCATAACGGACGGCGGATCGGACACCACGCTCAAAACCTATCTGGAAGGCTCTGCGCTTCGCGTCGTGGCACAGACAGCGGAGTTTTCCGAAGGCCAGCCGGACTTTGCGACATGTTCGCCGTGCGGCCCAGCAGCGCAGACGTTGCTCGGCGTCGGCAGTTCGCTGACCGCGCTCGGCGTTTCCAATCCTGGCGGCGCCACGCCAACCGGCTACGCGCTCTGGTCAAATTGGCCGACCACGGCCACGCTGACGACAAAGGGGCAAATCCTTCGGTACGCGAACACGAATTACCTCGGCATTAGCGCGGACGCTTCCGGTCGGTCGGTCGCTCTCAACGGGCAAACGGCCGTGTCTGACAGCAACGGTCTTAGCCCGACCTCGACTGAGTATATCGGCTCGGTTAGCGGTTCGTCGGCGTTCTGCAACTGCGTCATAGCACAACTTTCGGTCTGGAACACCCGCAGTGATACCGCGATGAAAACGGCGACGGCGAACCCGAACGTCCTGCCGCTGGTCACGGCCTATACTGGAATTGTCGCCAACCACACGCGGCCGAACTATGTCACGGCGGCCAGTCCAATCATGAGCCGGTCGCATCATCGCGCGACCGAGAACATAACGGCGCTTAGTCTAGTTCTCGGCAACTATTCCGTCACACCAAGTTCGAGCGGCGAGGAAATCGTGCCAGCGGGCACCACGAGCATGAAAGCGTCGGTCGAGTACCCGCAAGGCACTTGTCAGGCGTTTACGTTTAGCAGCAGTTCATCAGGCTCGACCACAGGTGGTCAGCTTACAACCGACCTGATTACCTTGACGAACGCGATCCCATCAGGTGCTGATTTTTGGGTGCGAGTGTATCGTTCCAATTCAAGTTCAAGCGCGCTTCCGGTCAATGATGCTTTCAGCGGCTTGGTGGATACCAATGCCGGCGACGCGATGAACACCAGCAGCGCCACGGATCAGACGGTGAGTTGTGGAACCGTTACGGACACCAGTGCCGCAGTCGGCTACTACCCCGATGCCATCGTGGGGACGACGCAGCTTCACGCCTACTGCATCATCGGCGACAGCCGCAGCTTTGGCGCTTACGACCAGCCGAACGACTCGATGGACTCGATGGGGCTCATCGAACGCGCGTTGCTGCCGTACTATTCAGTCGAGAACATCAGCGTTTTCGGCGAGTACGCGACATACTACGTCAACAGCGGCAACCACACCTATCGGAATGCGCTGCTGCCGTACTGCACCGGGATAATCAATAATCTCGGTGGCAACGATACCTGGAACACCAACATTGCGGCGGCAACGGTAGAGGCGGCGATCAACACTATCGCCGGGTACAACACGAGCCTGAACGGGGGCGGTGGTCCGGTCTGGGACGCGACCATGAACCCGACCACGACATCGAACAACGACTGGACCAATCTCGCGGGTCAGACGGCTAAAGCCGGGGCAGCAAGCGCCATCACAGTGAACGACTGGATGCGGACGAATCCTACGGGCTTCGTTGGATATTTCGAGCAGGCAGGTCTTTCATCCTCGTTTGACAGTTATTACTGGGCCACGAACGGAGTGGCCTTCGGCTGGACCTTTGACGGCGGCCATTTCAGCGTGAATGGCTACAACTATCAGGCCAACTCCATCGGTTTCCAGGTGCTTCAATGAATTGGCTCCGGGTGCTGGCAATCCTAATCTGCGTAAGCAACTCGGCGTTTGCGCAGCAATTTTATACTAAGGCATTTATCCCCGGTCTTTCCCTGGTCAATGTCGGAGATCAGGGCTGCAATGATTTTCCTTTTATCAACGTCCTGCTTTGCAGTCTCAGTCAAACATCGAGCGGTGGGTTTGCTTATCCGGGGGTGCTCGATGCAAACGGCTACCCAAACAATGGTACGGTATCGAATAGCATTACCTATTCGGTGCCGATCACGCCAAACTATGCAGGCACGAGTTGGAATATTGATTGGAGCGGCACTTGCGGTGCGTCGTCTGGTGCATATGGAATGCAAATCAGTGGCGGCGGTGCAGCCAATCCGCGCTTTACGGTAACGGCTGGATCGAGTTTTGTTTCAGGGTCCACGGCAAGCAATATAAATCTATACGGACAAAATGGACTCGTCACATTCACGATGAACGCCAACGCCGGCGTTCCCCTCACGTTTACATGGGTGGCAAATGCCACGTTCACGAACTGCACATCAGTTCGGCTTTATCTCGCATCGAATGCGACAGCGTTGAACGCAGGCTCGATATTCAACCCGGATTTTTTGTCCGACTTGGCCGCTCTGCATCCGAAGGTCATTCGTGTCATTGATTGGGACGGAACAAATGCGCAGACGCAGGCGAATGCTACGACTGGCGTCGAAGTGCCGACTACGGCATTTGCCTATATGGTCGGCTGGTGGAATCCGAGCGATTGGGCCGGGACAATTTCCTGTCCCGAAAGCGGAAACACTTGCACGTCGGACACTTACACGGCGAGTTGCCCGAGCGCGCAGCCGTCATGCGGAACTTATACGAACGGCGAAGTGATACAGGGGCAAATAAACGCCGCCAATGCCACCACGTCGCCGACGTTCTCTGCTGGCGGCGGAGCGGCGCTGCCCATAGAAACCCTTTCAGCCGCAGCTCCGTCCGATGGTGCCCTGGCGGCGAGCGCCTTGTGGACGCTACAATACGATTCCGTGCTTAATGTGTGGCTCGGTTCGGCAGGCGGCATCTATCACTCGGTTCCCGTGCAAATAGACGTGGCACTGGCAAATACTCTCTATGCCAGTCTTTGGTACAATATCCCTGCGCACGTCGCCGACAATGCGACGGCAATAACGAATGTGGTTCTTGCTAACCTTAGCCCCGGCTTGACCTTTTACCCCGAGTACAGCGACGAAATCTGGAACGGAAATTACGCAGCGACCGCTTGGGCCACAGCGCGTGGCGCAGCGCTCAATTTTTCTGCGGGCAGCAATCGACAGACCTACGGCTTCTACGGTTTGCGTGTTCGTCAGATCATGGGGAACATTACGACGTTGTGGAACGGAAAAACCAAACCTGCCTTGCAGCGTGTCATGGCGGTACAGGCGTTGGGAACGCCGTCACAGAACAACACCTATCGTCTCGAAGGAACGGACCTTTGTGGAACAAGTTGTGGTAATTCTACCTATCAGAGTCTAGTGGGCGTCGATTACAACTCCTCACCGAATCATCCGATAAATTTCTCTGACGTGCTTTCCTACGCGATCTACGTCAACGGCGGCGTCGTGAATGGTGGCTATGCTGGCACATATGCAAGTGGCGACCTTGCTGGATGCGGCATGCCGGGCACGAACAGCGGCGGCTTGCAATGCGCAGCCGATAACTACACTACCGGAACCACGGCCTCGATTGCTGCGGCCTTTGCGTGGCTAGATAATGATGTGCGCGCGGGGACCAAGAACAGTGTGCTCGGAAACCAGACGCTTCTCGCCTACAGCGAGGGCGGCGGTACTTATTCGGGTTGGAACACGATAGCAGGCGACTACAGCTTTCCGGTGATCGCCTATGAGGGTGGCTTTCAGGACATCGCGCCGACTGTTGCTCAATGTCAGGCCAGCCCGATCAGTGGTGTCAACTCAACGCTCGGTACTAATGCCTCGACCTATTGTGGGCCGTCTGGCGAAATCCAGACAATGATAAATGCCTACCGACAAAGTTCTTGGCTTTATCAGTTAACGCTTGACCTCTACAATCAGTTTATAGCTGGATCACCGTCGAACTCGGTTCCCGCGTGGTACACGTTTTGTTATGGGTCCGACCCACAATGGTCAATGTGCAACGGCAGTCTCTATGGCGGCTGGTTTCAGTCCTATCCAGCCACGCAAGTATTCAATCACCCCAGTTGACATGAAACACACCTAACCCCCGCACTGGGTGAAGGGGCTTGAGGATAAGTATGAGCCGAAGGAACTGCCGAAGGATAAGCCATGATCTATCTTATGCTGTGGGCAAGTCCTTCGATGGTCTTGCTGTTCTGGTTTACGAGCAAAAGGTTTGTATCATGAGAGGCATGTGGATGGTCTGGGCCTCACGGTCACTCGTCGCCTTATGCCTCATGGCGTCGCCGGGTTGGGCGCAATCCTCCTTGCTCCAAGGAGGACCGTGGACGCCCGGACATGCCCCGGCCTATGTCCCCAGCGGCAGTTCGCAGGCGGTCGTCACGGACAGCGGGGCGGCCCGCGGCGGGGCAACGGGAACGGGTCTGAGCGAACTCCTACTCCAAGCGACAGGCTCCGGATTACCGCCTTACGTGGGTCAAGGCACGGGGCCTTTCGGCTCAATCGCCTGCATGAACGACGGCCCAACCAACGCTGCGGCCGGCTACCATTTTCTGTGCTTCTCCCCGAATGCAGGCGGTGGGGGATTAATCGTCTATGGTGCTGGCGGTATCGCTTCAAGTCTGCCATTGAATTTCAATGTCAATGGACAGGCTATCAATCCTGTGTCGTGCTCGGGGACCCCGAGTTCGAGTTTTGCGGTCGTCAACGGTATCGTCACGCACTGCTAGAAGGTTTGTCTTATGAGAGGCCGTCGCATGATGAATCTCATCACGGTCACTCTGACGCGGGTGACCGAACCGTTATCGCTCCGCTCTCGTGACGCAATCCTGATCCTCTGTGCTTTCCTGTTCTCCGCAACAGCGGCGAACGCGCAAGGAACAATTCTGCAAGGCGGACCTTGGGCGCCAGGTCACGCGCCGATGTATACCGGCCAAGGCTCCGGGCAGGCTGTGGTGCAGGATTCCGGACCTGCAGGCGGTGGCGGAACGGGATATGGATTGTCGGAGCAACTTCTTGTTGCTCGTGGCACGGGAACACCACCTTATGTCGGACAGGGCACGGGGCCGCTTGGAACGAATTGGTGCGATTACGATGCGCCGATTACCAATGCTACGGGATATCACTATATTTGCTTGTCGGCGAATGCGCAGGGCGGTGCACTGATCGCGATTGGCGCGAGCGGCGCTTCCACCCAGCCGCTCTACTTCGACATCAACGGGATTCTTTATCAATTTCCCGGTACAGGAAGCGGAACCGTTGTTGGTCCTACTACATCGGTCATAAACGATGCCGCTTGTTGGAACAACACCGTCGGGTCGTTGCTCAAGGATTGTGGTGGACCTCCTGTTCTCGGTCCGGGCTCTGCTACATCGGGCGATGTCGCCGTTTGGAATAACGGGGCCGGGACACTACTCAAAGATACGCCTCCGCTGCAAATATTTGGCACGCAAGCAGCCAACACGGTACTGGCCGGGCCTGGTACCGGCAGCGCCGCCAATCCTACTTTCCGAGCACTCGTACCAGCAGACATCGCTTCAATTTTCCCAGCAGGTATAGATCAGAACCTTCTCAATGTGCAGACAACGACTTACGCTGTTGCTACGACGGATTGTGGCAAGACAATTCAATTGGGTGGTGGCACGAATTGGACACTAACTCTCCCCGCTGTAAGCGGGTTTCCGGCCACCTGTTCGGTTCTCTTAAAGAACACGGATAATACGACCGCAAAAACCCTGTCCGGGTTTCCAACTGACATCGGCACGGTTTTCCAGCCATATGCGTCGGTCGGGATCAAGATCGTCAACGGTGCTTGGGTTTCATTCTACGGCCCGGTAAGGAGCGGTACTTGGACTCCGGTTCTTACCTTTCAAACCCCTGGCGATTTGAGTGTTGCCTATACCACACAGTTTGGAGTATTTGAGAGAATCGGAAATCTAGTCTTTGTCGATGTTGATATTGTCACATCGACTTTTACGTTCTCTACTGCAAGCGGCGAATTGCAGGTTACTGGACTGCCGTTCCACGCCAACGAACAATATAACGGCATGTTGGAGTTCCAGAACGTCAACAAGGCCAGCTACACTGCGATCATGGCCGCGACCAGCACTGGCGGCAACCTTATAGATTTTGATACGATGGGAATGGGCCAATCTCTTGCGGTGGTCCAAGCATCGAATATGTCATCTGGCAGCGTGACTGTTATCAGGTTTACTCTTTGGTATCAGACCAATGATCCATAGGCATCGAGGAGTCGCAACAATGATTGCTTTTCTTAAGAAGATATTTCGTCGGCGTCCGCCTGTGATGCCAAAGGATCGAGATTATCCTGGCAGTTTAGCCTAAAAAAAACGAAATGACCGTCACCAGCAACGATATCGCCAACGAAGCCCTGCAACTCATCGGCGACAACGCGCCGACAGTGAATGGGCAGAATCCGACGTGGGACGGTTCGACGGCCGGCGTTGCTCTCTCCAAACTCTACGGCGCCGTGGTTGCTACGGTCGCGCGCCAATGGGGCTGGGACCTCGCGCGCAATACGGTTGCGCTTACGCTCACGGGAAATACACCAACAAATCCAGCCTACACGATAGAATACACCTACCCGCCGAATGGGATTGAGGTATGGCAACTCATGCCGGCCGCACTCTCCGATCCAAACAACCCGCTTCCGGTGAATTGGAACGTCGCCAATACTCTCGTAAGCGGTGTACAGACGAAGGTGATTCAATGCAATCTCGCAGGCGCGCTTGCGGTCTATAACAACAACCCGAACGAATCGACGTGGGATGCATTATTTCGGGAGGCTGTGGTTCGGTTGCTTTCGAGTGAACTTTCGATGGCGTTGTTTGGTCGGCCGGATAGTGCAGAGGCTTACTTGAACTCTGGTGCCGCGTTTGAGAGTATAGGTGAAACGAGGCCCGATTAATGCCCGCTTCCGTCACCAGCCCAGCCGACATGATCAACCTATCGCTGCGGCGAATTGGTTATAAGTTCCGCGTCGGCTCGCTGTACGACGGATCGACGGCGGCAAAAACGGCGCTCGATATCTACGCCCAAACTCGCGACGCCGTGCTGGTCGAAAACGATTGGGATTTTGCCGAGCGCAATGTCACGATGACGCTGTTGAAGTCGGCGCCGGTTAATGGATATGTGCCGCCGACTGTTTGGAATCCCGCGACGAATCCGCCGCCGGGCTGGCTTTTCAGCTACGCCTATCCGTCCGATTGCCTCAAGGTTCGCATTATCAAAAACGTGCCGTTGTTTGGTCTGAATTTCGATCCGCAACCGAATGCGTTTTATCTGGCCAACGATACGTCGTTCACTCCATTTCAGAAAGTGATTCTCTGCAACCTCGCAAATGCGAATCTGGTCTACACGGGGCAGGTCACCGATCCCACGTCGTGGGATAGTCTATTCACGGAAAGTCTTGCTGCCGCGCTTGGGCGTCGCCTCGTTCCGTCTCTCATGGGTTTCAATGCAATCCAGCCGGCCGCAGCCGACGAAGGACAGTCGCTCACGATGGCAGAGAACGAGCGAGGATAGTCGTGGCAAATACGCCGACAGACATTGCGCAACAGTCCCTCGATGCCATCGGGTCACCGACTACGATTGGCGACTTGGAAGAAGGCACGCGCGACGCGCAAGTGTTGCTCCGGGCCTACTGGACCTGTTTGCGTCAATTGCTCCGCGCGGCCCATTGGGGGTTTGCGCGAAAAACCGCGCCGCTTGTGTTGCTCGCGGACGCGACGGGCAACACTGCGAACGTCGGAACGGAAGTCCCCATTCCGTGGATTTACGAATATCAATATCCCGTCGATTGCATGAAGGCGCGGTTTGTGCCGTGGAACTACAACGTCAATCCTGGCGCTCCGCAAGGCAATATCGTGCCAGCAAACAATCAGGCTCCGCTCACGACGGCTGGGCAAGCGCCGCTCACAGGTGCGCGACTGCGGCCTGCGCGTTGGCTTGAGGCCACGGATTTCAATTATCCGGTGCCGGCGGTGCCCGGAGCCGATACGTGGGATACGCCGGGAGTTTCGCCGCAAGGCCGTAGCGTGATCCTGACGAACGTAAAATTTGCGCAACTTGTCTATACGGCGCTGCTCAATTACCCGACGAATTGGGATTTTCTGTTTCGTGGTGCGTTCGTGGCCTACTTGGCGAGTGAAGTGGCGCTGCCGCTGTGGGTCACCAAAGACAAGAAGTTCGGTTTGGAAATCCGCACGCAGCAAATCCAGATTGCCAAAGAAAAGATTCAGCAAGCTCGCACCACGGACGGCAACGAGGGATTTTATAGTTCCGATATTTCGGTAGATTGGCTGCGGTCACGTAATGCTGGCGGCGGTCGTGGCAATTGGAATGAGGCCGATGGTGGTGGTCCTGGCATCTTGTGGGGTGGCTATGATTCCTGTGTATTTTCAGATGGCACTGCTTATTGATCGGACCAAACAATGTCGGTGCCTGTCAGTCTCCCGGCCTTCACATTAGGCGAATGTTCCCCGAGTTTGTTTGGCCGCTTCGATTTGGCCCGTATGCACTTGGCGTGCTCGACGCTGAGAAATTTGTGGGTGGGATACCAAGGCGGCGCGTACTCCCGCGCCGGCACGGCCTTTGTCGGCTTCTCCAAACAAACAACGCGCAGCTACCCGCCGCGCCTGATCCCATTTCAATTCTCGATCAATCAAGGTCTCGCGCTCGAATTCGGCAATTTCTATATGCGCGTCGTTTCTAATGGAGCGTTCGTTTCCGATCTTGAGGCTGTGGTGGTCGCGGCGACGAACGCGAATCCACTGGTACTCACTATCAATGGAACAGGCGCCGCCGCAGCGTCCGCGATTTCGGTCAATTCTGGAATATCGGAATCCTATGCGCCGACCGATCTTGTGACGCTTGCGGGCGGTATCTTTTCTGCGCCAACTGTTCTTTCAATCACAAACACATTACTTCTCAATCTTGCGCTGAATTTTTCCGGCGTGGGGGTCTACGCGCCAGCCGATACGATTCATCTGACGGGAGGAACGCAAAGCACTCCCGCGGTCTTGACCGTACAAACTACTCAGGTTTCCGGCGCAACGGTTGCTGCTGGGGGCATATGCGGCGGTCCTCCCTATGTTGGGACGACAAATGCCGTTGTGCAAGGCACGACGGGCACTGGGTTAAAGTTTCAAGCTGTCTGCCCAATGAATCAGGCATCCGGCCTATTGAGCGTAACGTCGATCTCAATTACCGG